AAATTTAACGCTTGAAATTTCTTCTGTGATTAGTTTCATGATTCTAGTTAACTAATTGAATATCCTACTTTTGTGCCTTTTAGAGTTGCACCAGCATCAACATATACAACATCTGTATTATTTTTTTCTATAATCTGTGTTGTATTTCCTAGCATTGTAAAGGATCCTATGGTAGCGGAATTAATATTTTCTGAAGCAACAGTAACAAGTCTAGCACTTGTACCATTGTTTACAAGTAAAACAGTTCTCGCTTCACTGAAACTAGATGCAGCACCTACTGTATTTGGTACGTTTGCTTGTTCCCCTTTTACGTTGATTAGCATTATTCCTCCTCAGGTATTTCTTCAGGTTCAACTTCATCAACTTCACTATCATCAAACATTGATGCACCTACATTAGAACGTTCTGCCTCAATTCTTTCAGCAGATTTTGCTAATAATACATCTTTAATTTTATCACTAATATCACTCGGAGATGAGTCAGTGACTATCAAATCTACAATTTCTTCCATTTAATTCAATATAATGTTATAAATTATTTATATCTCTGCTGATTTGGTATCTTTACTTAACTGTGCGTCAGTGATACTACCATCAATTTCAGGTTCTATTGGAACATCTCCTAAATCACCTTGTGCTAATGGTTCTCCTGTGATTGGATCAACCGCATTCGGATCAGGTATAATTCCATCTTTAATTTCCTGTTCTATCTGCTCATCAATTTCAATAATTTCAGTATCTGTTTGACGTAAGATTTTTCTTCTTACAAAATCATTTGAATAGTACTTACCAATGTAAGGTTCAATTGTTGCAAGAGTTGCTAATCTTTCATTCATCAATTCTGATTCTTTAAGTTCTGAGAATTGATTATCATATAAGAAATCATACTGAATATGCTCTCTCATCTTTTCCCAATCTTCAGGAGTTACAACATTCTTTAATATAAGTTGTGTCTTTAATAAATCGTTAAAGAATTGTGCAAATCTCTTTCTTAAACGACCTACAAATTTAGTGAACTTAAGTTCATCTCTTAAGATTTCAGATGATCTTCCTAAGTTAAATCCACCGTCAGATGCAATACGTGACTCAGGGACATTTAGTGCACGATATAATTTTTTCTGGAAGTATTCAATATCTGATAACTCACCAAGATTTTGTCCACCAGGTAATGTTGTAATTTCTGTACCACGACCACCTTCTCTTCTTGGTAACCAGAAATCTTCCATCATACTCATAAATTTACGATCATCACGAACTTCACCAGTTTGTGCGTTGTAAACTAACTTATTACGATAGCGATTCATTACCTCTTTAAGGTATTGTTCTGCTTTTACTTTTGGTAGATTACCAACATCAATATAAAATATTCTTCTTTCTGGTGCTCTTGATAAACGATAGATGACTAAACTATCTTCAATCATTCTTAATTGATTCAATGCCTTAATTGCTTTGTGCATATAAGACAAAACATTTCCACGATTTCTATCAATTAATCCTGATGTACAATAAGTAACTGCATCTTTTGCAATTTTAATACCTTTATTTCCACCAGCACTAGACATCATAGTTGTTGGATAGTTTGGTGCAGGAGTGTAGATGTAATATTCTTCTAACTCAGGTGTAACTACATTTTCTTCATTCTGTCTATTATTAACTTTTACATAAGGATCACCCTTATCTTTTTTCTCTTTACGGATATATCTAATCTTAAGTGAATCAATATAACGAATATCCTGTAAACCCTCTTCAGGTTTTTTCTGATCTATAACTTTTAGATATGCTAACTTACCATCAATATACCAATTACGGAATATTTCATGTGCTTTTCGATCAAAATCTAATATCTCTTTTATAGTTTTAAATTCTTGTCTTACGATTGATTTTAATTTATCACTTGCATTTAAGTTTGATAATTCAATTTCAACAGGTGAGTCATATAAATCACTAACTATTGCTTCATTAACAACATCTTCAATGGCACTATCACACTCAGGGTGATTTGCCATTTCCCTATATCTTCTGATTAAATCGTGTTCATTCTTATATACACCTTCTATGTCAACGTATTGACCATAAAAACCACTCTGTATATAATAGTCAGACCCGTCCTCATTATTTTGAGGAACGGGTGAGACTACCGAGGGCGGTGTCTTGTCTTTATCTTCAACGGAGAACCCAAAAAGTCTTGCCATATTATAATTTAACTAGTATTTTATTATTTATCTGATATTTTCACCACCAGCAGAAGGACTAGTTCCCTTGAAGGCTTCCCACCAGTGAACTTGCATCTCTACGGTAAATTCTTCAATCGTATCTGTTGTTTCGTAACTTAGATCAATTGTTGAAATATTTGTTGGGAAAATGTCCCAGAATTTGTATGAACGAAGTATTGAACCATCACGATCTAATTGATGAACAAATGCATCTTTATGGTATGCATCTGGATCAGTTAATCCTGTGGCATCATCTAACTTGTTGATAACGTTCATCCATTTTTCCATTGCAGATCTTATTACAAAGTCAGTATCGTTAATAACTGTAATAGTCCATGTTTCGAATGTTCTATCACCTGCTACTTTTAAAATACGACCTCTAAATGGTATTTCGACTGGAGCAATGGTTGATGCTGGTAGTGCTGCTGCTTTTACAAGAAATCTTGCTTTCTGTAAAACATCGTTATTGATTGCAACTGCATCTGGAAATGCTAACTCTACCTCAAAGAGATTCGGTCTAGCACCTCCACCAGTTAATTTGCTTTTGAAATCACTAATCTTCCTTAAAGGAATATTGTTAATTTGTTGACGGGATGGCATAATTGAAAACCTCTACTTTATTAAACGGAACCGATCACTTCTTCAAATGATACGCCAGTTCTAGTGGCGATGAATGTAAGACCAATGAAGTTAATTGACCTTGCAGGTTTAACAAAGATGTCTGCTATGAATTCATTGTTATCTATAACAGCAGCAGTGTTATTTGTTTCATCGCAAATAACAACATAATCTTGAATACCTCTCTTGGACTGAACGTCACGTAGGAAAGGTTCAACAATGTTCACAAAGTTTGCCCTTGTGATTTCATCGTTAAATTCAAATAATTGATCTTTTGCAGCAGCTGCGATACCATCTTCAAGATAGATAAACAATCTACGAACATTAATACGATCAAATGCTGATGCTTTTGCAAATCCAGTTTTGTCACCGAATAATACAATTCCTGCACCAGGTGAGAAGATAACTGGGTTTATTCTATTTGAATAAAGTTTATCTCTCTGTAACCTTGTAGGATTGTATGGTAACTTAACTGCGTTTAGAATTGCACCTCTGTCTGTACCCGCTGGTGAGAACCAAGGGAAGTCATTGATGTCAGTTCTAGCACATGCTCCGGCAATGTCTCCATTTAATGGGACATATCTGAAGGTATTATTAAATCTATCATACATGTATTTGTATCCACTGTCAAATACTGCGAAGGTAGATGAACTTATTGTACCATAAAAATCAACAACATTGTCAGTTATTGTTGAATCACTCAAAACAGTAGGAGCTGTATCAATATTTGTATCTGAGATCATTGCTCCTCTATGTGGAGATATGAATGCGACTGCATCCTTTCTTACCTCTGCAACTGCAATGAGTTTTTCAGCAAGTGCTCTTGTTTTATCCTGACCATACTTACCTGAACCCATCAATAAGAAGTCTACATCAACAGTTGTGTCATTTTCAAACTGACCATAACCACCAATTAGATCATCGAGTCCAGAATCCATTGCACCAGTGGTTGTTAAGTCGCTTTTACCTCCATAATTTTTCCCATTTGCTAATTCTAGGTTTTGTTTTCCTGAACTATTGAAGATTACACCTTCTGCATCCTGATCCCAACCACCAGCAGTATTTGTACTAAATCCACTTGTGAAACCTGTGGTTGTTACTCCAATTGCACTTCCACTCAATCCGAAGATATTTGCAGAATTATTATAAAGATACTTTCTCCAATATGATGGTGAACCAACTGAGAATTCAGCATCCTTTGCCTTTGAAAGATTTAAATGCTTCTCTAAAATTGTTCCAGCGTTTCCTGTAACTGTTCCTTTTGAGTCAATTACAAGTACATGAACCTCATCAAAGCGACCACCTCTTGCAGCAGCAAACTCTGATGTACCTGGTTTATCTGCAACTGTTTCCCACTTAACAGTCGTCTCTGTTACAGATCCACCTTTTGTAGCAGTAGTTGTAACGAAGGTTTGATTGTTAAACCAATCTGCTGCTCCTGTGTAAGATGTTGTTCCGTATGCGGTGTTTATACCAGCAGTGTGGATTGCAACAGACCCAGTGTTACTAAACTTGTAAACACTATTTTGGTCTTTTGCTGTCTCTGTACCATCAGCAGATACGTGAGATAAAAACTTTACATCTATGGTGCTTGTTCCCTTTGCAGTAATTATACCTTTAAAGTGACCATCAATTGTGCTTATGCCTGTGGCAGTTGATATTGTGGTTCCGGCAGGAACTAACTGTGTCACACCCATACCAACCGCTGCGTTTGTAAATACAGGTCCACTTAAACCACTTAAAATCTGGTCAGCAGCACCGTCTATGATGGCAACTCTAAGTCCGTTTGCCCAAGTACCTGG